TACCAATGATAACGAGTAAGTAGATAAAAAATCTTGTGGTGTTGTTAGGTATTGATTGCCACTAGCTAACGTACCAACTAAAGTTTTACGTAAGTAAGCAAGCTGCACTGAATTATAGATGCGACGTTCCGCCTCCCTAACAAAGGTAGGTATATTGCCTACGAAATCAGAATCGTAGTTCTGAACGTAGCTTTGAATCGCAACATATAACTGAGCATAGTTCACAGATTACCTCTCAACCCATTGGGCCTCTAGCAATACGACCTTTAGTTGCTGCGCCATTACCACGTGTTTCAATACCGTCAGTCTTTACGCCTTTACTACCAGCGTTTTTACTCATCTGACCGATAGAAGGATTAAGCGTATCTAACTTACCTAAATTTTTTAGGGTAGTTTCAGCTGCTGTAATTTTTTTACCTGCCATAGTATGTGGCTCCGCATATGTAGTAGCAGTACCAATTTCTTTACCGCCAACTTTGTGTGAAAATTTAGCCATGATTAGCCCGATTTTTGGTTAGCTATACGAGCCATATTACGACCCGCTTTTACCATTGACTCAGAAGTAACGCCGCCCTTAGCCATCTTCTTACCGTGCATGCGGCTCTCATGTTTCTTAATTTCTTTATCCGCGATCTTTTTGATCAACGGTTTGTCTTGTGCTGCATCGCTATGTTTTGCCATTTCAAACTCCTATGTGGTCGTGATAGTCACGGTTCCTATTTCACTAATAGATGCCAAATAGTTTGGCGTTAATCCAGCATCGTTTGCACTTGCCCCACCAACAGGTCCCCAACCCCACTGGAACACTCGGCTACCTCCAGCAGGTTCACCAAAGTCTGTGTTAACAGTCAACTGCAAGCCAGTGTATCCAGACTGATAGTAGCTGTTATCTGGACGTGGCTCCCGTACACCTTGTGGATCATCCACTGGGTACATACCTAATTGTAACTGCGGTTGATCTGGTTCCCAACAAGTCGGGCACACTTTTATGCTAACTTCTTTGGTTTTAATCGTAAGCTTCTTTAATATAGTCAGCTTATAACGAAACCCGCATCGATCACACTCCGCAATCGAGTTCTTGCCGGAGCTAAACCTATTGCCCATACTTAAATATACATCTCACGTGGTACTAGACGATCAGCAGCTTTCTCGCGGTCTTCACTAGCCGCAAGGTCCCATGCCTCGTCATATTGCGCCTTAAGTGCCAAAACACGATCAGGTGCTACACCCTGTAACTTCATCGAAAGCATATATGACAGTCCAGCAACCATACAGTTCTGAAAGCGGAACGGTATGTTAGGTGTGTTTATACCTTCGCCAGCGTCAGCAATACGCTTCAATCTCCAGTAATAGAACACATAGTATGGGTTCTGCGATGTACCCTGATCAGGTGCAGGCCATACGTTAATCTGTGGGTTCTGAGGAGTTGCGCCTATCAAGTTAGTAGTCTGTCCGCTTTGGCGGTTAATCCACACCTGAATTGGACGACCTTGTGATAGCTTGTTAGGTATAGTTGCGTACGTTGAAACGCTTATTCGTGTGATCGTTAGATCAGTCTGGTTAGGACCCTGTCCGGAAAAAGTGCGAATAACATGTTCCAGAAGATCAACGGTATTACTAGGTAGATCATAAGTAGTCTGCCCCTGTACTAAGTTAATCGAGCCTTGCTCGATGGTCCACAAGTTAATACCACGATTAGCCCACTCGCCAAGCAAGAAATTCAAACTACGACGTGCGGTTTTAAAGTCATAACCGCTTCGCAATTCTTTGCCGCAGCGTTCAAACGCCTCTTCGAATATCTCGTTGAGGTCAGGGTTGAATGTAGATACCGCAGTTGTATATGGCATTATTAAGCCCTAGTTTTTCCACGTATTGCTATACCGTCTGCACGAGCTGATGCTGATTTAACAGCACCACCTTTTTTCATCAATTTCTGTGGGTTCATCTGGCGTAACAAGTCTGCACCTGTAGCACCTGCGCCACCACCTAGAGTACCTGCGCCACCACGAATACCGCTACCACCACCTCTGGTCATACTATTTTTAATTGACTCCGCACGAGCGTCTTTAGTCGGCGCTTTAACATTCTCTAGCACTTCGTCAACGTCTTTGCCTGTGACAGCTTTGATCGCGTCTTTAGACCGCTCTTTTACACCAAGCGGATCTGACTTAGCCCGCTCTTTCATCTTAGCTATATATTCCTTTTGTCTTGCTGCTGCTTCAGATTTAGCGGCTACGTCATCACTTCTACGTTGCCTTAAAAAGTCCGTTAGTTGCTCAGCCATTACTTCCTCGCCATGCGCATGTTGTCGACTAAGTTAGGGTACGGTCTACCAGCAGCTTTAGCTGCAGCCTTCGCTGACTTCTTCTTAGCGGAGCTTAACTTCGTTGGCTTACCTAAATCTTTCGGACGTGGCTTATCCCACACTGCTCCACCCTCTTTATACTGAGTGAAGTCAGTGTCATCTCTGCGGGCTTTCTTTTTCCCGCCGGGCATCTTGGACGGCTTAATAGCCCCCATACCACGCGAGGCCATCATTAGCACTTACCGCCGTACTTCATGCCTTTAGCGCCAGCCATCTTGATCTGCGTACCTTTGGTTTTGCCTTTGATAGCAACACCATCTTTGCTAGGAGCAGCTGTCTTAACAGCGCCCATCTTGCTAGTCATACCACCAGAAGCCATCTTTTTCATCGGCTTCTTACCAGCAGCTTCTGCTTTTTTCTTTGCGATCATTTCCATGAACGGGTTTGCTTTTGCCATACCACCTCCTGATTTAGTGAACTCTTTACCCACACTTTGCGGAACCCCCGCCTTTTTTGCAAACGCAGGGTTGTGGGCAACTGCCTGCATAAAACGTTCTTGCTTCTTACTAACGGCTGGCATTAGATTATCCGACCTCTAGTTTTGCCACGTTGAGCTATACCATCACCACGAGAAGAAGCTGATCCGCCTTTAGCCATTTTCTTAGGGCTATCAGCTCTAGCTACACTTTGTGATTTTCTTCTTTCTGAGTTTACCTCTGCTGGAGTTTTAAACTCACTAATAGCCTTGTGTATACCCGCAAAAGCTCCGTGCGGACCTATACCGTATTTTTTCTCTTCTTTCTTAGCTGGAGCAGGTTCTTGTTTAGCCGCAGCAACAGGTGCTTCAACTTCAACTTTATCTTCCGACTCATTAGGCGTTTCAGCTTTAGCTTTGCTCTTTGGAGTTTCAAGTTTAGTGTTGTACTTTGTACCGTTCCACTCGAAAGTTGTTTTGCCGTCGCCACGAGCTTCAGCAAACGCTTCTTTAAAAGTAGTACCACTAGCGTCGTAATGTAATTTATCTTTTGCCATGATTAAGCCCTCGTCTTTCCACGAATACAGCAGCCGTCTGCACGAGCTGATGCTGATTTAACTTTACCACCAGATGCACGAGCTATGGGTGTAGCACTACGAGCCTGTATAGCATCCATGCTACGTTTTAATGCTGAATATGGGTCTTGACTAGCTGGTACTCTATTCGCTATAGCTTCTGCTTTATGTCTAGCATCGGTAGCTTGTCTAATCTGCATGTTCCTATTAACCGCAGCATCCATTGCAGCACGGTCAACTAGAAGTGGATTTCCTTGTCTTCCGGGCTGTGCATTTACTTGATTAATATGCGCTTGAACCTCTTGCTGACGCTGCATAGCTGGATTAGGTGCAGGTGCTACCGTAGGCTTAACAGGTACTACAGGTTTAGCTGCTGGCGCTGGAGTCATTGGTCTAGTAGGTGTAGCCATTATGCCCTCGTAAATCCACGTTTAGCGATACCGTCACCACGCTTAGATGCTGTGGAACGAACTGAGCCGCCTTTTTTCATATCTTTTGTTGAGTCCATCTGACTAGCCAGACTCTTGTTACGCATTTCTTCTTTTTTGCGTTTGTCTGCATAGAAGTCTGCACGACCTTGTTTAGAGTCTCTAACCATATCCAGCAACGAACGATCTTTATCACCAAACCTAGAACCAACAGGTTTTCCTTGCGCTATTGATGTCTTAGCCGTAGCTGGTTTAGCTGGTGTTGTTGTCTTAGCTGGAGCTGGAGCTGGAGCTGGCGCTGCAGTTTTAGTATCACCCGCCATAGCAGCTTTAGTTTGCGCAGCTTGATCTGTAGGAAATGGTTTAGAAGGTCTGTCTTCGTTAAGTGAAGTCTTTAACGGATAAGGTTTGCTCGGTAGCTTGCCCGCAGCTTTACCTCTAAAGCCTTGTTTGTCTTGCGGTTCTGGAGCTGCCTTCGAAACAGGGTCGTTAGTAGCGTTACCAATCGGTCCCGTATAGCTACTTCCGCTATTTGGTTTTTCTTTAGCAGCTTCTGTTAGCGCTTCAGCTGCTTTGTCTTTCTTGTCTTTACCGTCTTTTTTATCACGAGTAAAGTACGCAAGCGCACCTAGACCAGCTAATGTGGTCAAAGCACCAGAATCTAGACTTGTATCAAACTTAGGCATCTGTATCCTTTCTGCGGATCAGGTCTACAAATTCTTTACCTGTAACCATCTCTATTATGCGCATCAAAGCCAACACAGCACCGATCAAACCAAAAAGCGGAGTGAGCAAGTTTAAGAACGCACCGACAGCGGTGAATACAGAAACCAAATCGATAAAGTTTTTTATGTTGTCGTGGTGTTCTGCCATATCAACACTTCCATGCTCTCAATGATTTATTAATACGACTGTTCGGATCATTTGCTGTTTTCGCTGATGTCAGCTTCTTTTTCATACCTGACATACGGGCGCAGAACGACTCTTTCCTTGAGCCGCCTTCCGGCTGGGGAGCTTTCAAATTCATGCC